AGATTTCAGTAACACTCATGTTGGGTCCACCACTGCAGTGAGGAGTCCATTAGTGAAAGTGAGAGAACCGTTGGTGCCGCCACTGGTCAACTTTGCAAGTGGAATAGTCACGCTTTGAGAAACTAGAACTCCAGTTGGAGCGTTCTTCGCCGGCGGATAGCCCTGGTTCAACAAATTAGCCATGTTAGTGAACAGTTGCCGCCAGGCTGGCGTAGCTTTCTTCGTGTCGTCTACGACGTGAAGGATGGTAGGAACGTGGAATAGAGTCTGTTGTGTCATAGAGTGCAAAGGTCCAGTTGCAAGCCCAAAGAACGAATCCGCAAAGGCGTGTTGGCATAGTGGCGAAGATGATAAGCGCGGCGAACGAAAGAACCACACATAGGCAACGTTCGCGGCGGGCGACGGCCTAAGTCGACCTTGCGAAAGTTAGTCCAATTGGTATAGTCATCGTCGCTGCAGCGAAGGTAAAGCTCACTTCCAGGAGTCTGATCCGCGTTTACAAACAGCATGTTGAGGGCTTTGCCGCGATCGGTTCCCGCGTCAAAGTTCGGAGTATAAATATCTACTGGAACGATGTTGCCAGAATCATTCGGATATTCGTAGTCCGCTTTCATCTCATAAACATTGCCCGTCGCGGCCATTTGATGCCACTCGTTACCATCAGGGTCAACAGTTCTAGCACACACAGGATAGAAATTACCTTGATAGTCAGTCCATAAGTGCCAAAGCTTCTCTCCTATGTCATAAACCATTGTTACGTTGGTAACTGTGTTAGTGATTATATAGAACCTGTGGCCGGCGTGCTGATACGCTAAGGCATAAAACATTCCTCCTGGGCCTAAGTCTAATTGTCTCTCTACTCCTGGAGTAGAGATAACAGTAAGTTGGAGATTAACTACCTGTACAATCTCATAAGTTCCTTGCTTACTCTGCGTCGCCCAGAACAGTTCACCATCGAGTTCAGCAAAGGTATCTGACGACAAACAGCCTACGTTGAACAGGGCTCCAGGAACTGGTGATAAAGAAGAACCAGTTGCATTGCCAGCATCGTAAAAGAATTGAGTAGTCCACTGTTTGATAGCTACAACGTAAATAAGCTGGCGTGCTAGCTGAACCCCCAGATCAGAATCTGATTGCGCGCTTATGTAAGCAGTGTTGCTCCAATTAGTAACTTGATTCTGTGTAGCAGTTTGCCAGATAGTTCCGCCAATGTCCATGACATAAGTATAGCCATCAAGATAAACAAAGCCAGGAACAGTAAGGTAAGGAAAGTTATTGGTGCCTGGAGTAAGAGTACTGAGTATAGGAATACCAGCGGTCATGTAATAAGCCACAGGAGCTAAAGCTCCTGGAGGGCCGCCCTCAACAGTCGCACCAGAGCCAAACAAGATAATTGGAGGAGTGCCAGCGGATACTTCAACCGAAAGAAACTGTACTTTACCTGGTCTATTACCAATAGTATTGACGTTAATAGCTCCCATCGACTCAAAGCTATACGGCGGCGGACTCAAGCCATTAGCATTGGTAAACAGCGAGTAGGCAATGCTACCAGCTACAATAACAGTTTGAGCTACATATCCTGCATTAGGAGCACTAAAACCAGCGTTGAAATAAAACGTTGTATAAACGCCCTGGCCTGGACCATTGGGTACACTGATTTCAGGAAGCAGTCCAAACCCTGGACGTTTTTCTACCTGGTATTCACCAGTCGCACGATCCTTTTCGGCAAAAGCATTAACCAGCCGCGCGTCTTTAAGAAAGTTAGAACTGCGATTGTTTAACGTGTTGACCAGCGGCCAACGTTTAGGCAACGCGACAGTTTGGGCTTGTGGGCTCATTTGAACTTGCTATAGCTCGCGCCGCCGCGAGAGTCAGGTTGGAACTGGGTCGGAGCGTCCTCGACATCCCAATCACATAGAGCTTCGAACGCGGCGGCAGCTTTCTTTTCAGCCCGATCCATGATGGTTTGAGGCTGGCCGCTAGCGAGCTGATCAGTCAGGCCCCAATGAAGCCAAAGACCCCACTCGGGTGGAAAGGTCATTGTGTCAGTAAGACCAGAAAAAGTAGGCTGAGACTGCTGAATAAGCATCTGTGCGGTGCCCAAGGCGGCAGTGGCATCAGGTACAAGCCAGAGCCACAAGTGGAGTTGATAGGCTTGCTTATCGATAAAGTAAGAATTGATCTGGCCCTGAGAGGTTTTGTTCGACAAGCGGTTCCAGTCGTTCCACGACAAAGGCATCAATGGACGCTGGTTGTTGAACTGATCGCGAAAATAACCTTCGATTATCCGTGTGGGCTTGTTGGTGTTGACGTTGCCGCCGAGCGTGATGGTATAGAGAGCCTGACTAGCAACCAACGGGATCGCCTGAAGGAACTGCAGCCAGAGCTTGAGACCTTGGGTCTGGGCGGCTAGCACCAGTTCATTAAGACGATTTATTCCTTCAGCAAGGTCTTCACTATCAGCTTCATCACCCTTTTGCTGTAAGCCTGCGTCGCGGCGAGCAATATTGATAATGCGATTGGAAGTGTAGAAGTTGACTGGAAGTGCCATTACGGTTTCACCAGATCGAGAATGAGAAGAAAGGACTTTGGCTCATCGACCTTGAACGTAGTCATCGAGATTCCTCCTGCCCCTTCAGGAGAGCTTAACGTCATAATACCTTCGAAGTTAAAGTACCCTCTCGATTCTACTGGGAGGATGAGCTTATTCTCCTCCTCCTCTCTTTCCCACCACAAATTAACTCCAGCTTTTTCTTGAACTGCAAAAACAATTCCGTCGAGACGAACTGACTTTGGCGCCCCGTCGAGCTTCGCGAAAGCCACAAGGGTAAGCGAAGGACTGTCTGGAAGGAGGAAGCCCGAGACCGTGATTCGGCAGTTTCGGGCTCCACCCTTAATCTCAATATCTACAGAAGGCATTAGCGTTCCTTTGCGGCCAGGAGAAAGTCTACGGTCATAGTCTTGGCTGCCGCCGCTCCCGCCGACAATACTAGAGTCGGGGCGAGAAGCGTGGCAGAGAAAGTCAATTGACCAGAGACCGAGGCTCGATAGGCTGCCGCCGGCCCGGCAGGTGGAGGTTGGGTTGCTGAAGTCCAGGCTGAAGCCAGCAGATAGCCTACGAGCGGGTAGCCGACAAAGAACTCTACGTCGCCCTGGCGATTCACATAAAACCCTAGGTCTATGAAAGTCGCATTGGCGAGGAAGAGTGAAATGACTGAAGCTGGAATAGCTACGGTTGCCTGGTGGGCACTACCAGAATCGATATAGGCAGTGATGCCGGCGGCAGTAACCAGAAAGTAAATCCCATCAGTGATGGTCAAATTCGGCGTAGCAGTTACGTCGATAAGACCTGCAATGGCTGTAGAATTAGTGATGTCGGACATCTTGAGACGGGTGAGAAAGAACACTTTCTTAGGGTTCGAAGTCACCGGAAGAGAGATGTTGCCGACGGTCGACTGAATTGATTCCACATCCGCCGAGGTCGCAGCGGTGGTAAAAATGATCTGGCCACCGTCGCCAGCGACATTTGCAATAGAACCCGAGGACTTGCTATAAATCGTCCACAGTTCATCGCTTGCAATCAATCCGTCAAAGTCATCGTAAATGAGATTGTAGAAGAAAGGATTCACCATACCCATTTGGGCGAGTGGCCCCCACTTCTGGTCGGTCTGAATGCCAGAAAAGAACCTGGCCGGAGTTTGCGAAGGTGCTGTCATAAGAGTTCCCCTAGCGGCCCGAAGGCCGCTTTTGGTAAAGCGCTAGGTCGAACGTGTTTCACGGACATGGAATTTCTAAATACCACGGCCATACTACGGCCCGTTGCTGCCCATCAATGATCGCGGGTCGGTCTGGCCAAACGAGACTCGAAAGTACGTCGCAGCCAAAGCGTTCTTGGTGTCGAACTCATTATCCGTGTCGAACATCGGCTTGTCTCTCCAGAACATGTTCATGCCGTTCGGACAGTTCGTCCGTACGAACCACGCATGAGGAGCCTGGAAATAATGGTTCAGCTTGATTCCTTTAGGGAACGCATTCGTAGCCTTGAGAACGTTAATGTTATTCGACGTAGTGTCGGACTGCATTACACTCTTAAGGATTCGATGCGAGTTGAACCATTCTTGCTTGGCGATGTGCAGAGACATCGGGAGAATGGAGATATTCAGCCCGCGGTCGGTCTGGAACCCCATTGCCTGGATTGAAATGTCTTCGAGCGCAGCTTCGCTCAAGTCGGCCGAAGGAGTCAGGGCGTTGGAGTAAGTACCTCCAGTCGCGTTGACATGGGTCGCTGAGACTGCAGTTTGGCCGTCCGCGTTGAGGAAGACATTGCCGGTGAAAGCGTCGTTGTAGACGCCGGCGCCGAGCTGTTCGAGCGTCTGGGCGATTGAGAAGGCATTCGCCTTCGCCCGCCGCCGAGACACACTCTCGTAGAGATTATCCCGCATCTCCTCAAAGGTAACGATGTAGCCTAGCTGATAAGCTATGTGTGGATACGTCGAAACCGTGCCCTGGACTTCGTAGTCAAACTGTCCAGGAGCGCCTTCCGCCTTCGCCGGGGCCAGACCAAAGCCTGTGACCTCAACGTCCTGTTCGTAGGCTTGCTCAGAGTTCTGAATGTCGTAGAGGTCTGGGTACTCTACCGGGTGTTCGTTGTACGTCTGCCCCCAGATTGCATGGATGCCAGGCCAAAGTAGTTTTGGATGGGCACCAGTTGAAATTACGCCGCCTGCCATGACAGTTCTCCTTTAGATACCGACCACGCCAGCGCGGTAGTAGTGGTTGTTGATGAAGCATAGCCACTTGGCATATGCGCCGTAGGTGTTGTAAACTCCGCTCGACGAATCGATGCCTTGCCACAAGCCTAAGAGCTTGAGGTTGTAGGCTAGGGTAGCCGCCGGGGCAGTACCGTTGTCGAGGAAAGCTCCCGAGACCATCACACCTGTCGCTGGCGCGGCGAGAGCAAAGTTAGCGTTCTTTGAAGTCGCTGCAACAGTGAGCTTGGTTCCGGAGCCGCCCTCTTGGATCGCGAAGACGATATCCGGGTCGTCGGCAACCAGGGCGTAGTAAGGCTTGGTCTTGGTCGCCGGGGCGTAGGTTGCTGGAGTATTGCCATAGCCGAGGTTCGAAGGATCGAAATACCCTGAGCCCCGCGGCGTGACTCCAACAGCCAGAATCACCCCTACATTTGGCGCTCCGACCTGACCAACGGTGAGCGTTGGCAGTCCAGCGTCTTCCCCGCTGATCGTCGCGGTCCCAGCTTTGAGCGATACCGGATCACCTACGTAGTAAGCGTTACCGTCGCCGCTGTCGATATGATACATGTTTCCGCCGCCGGTGTAACGAGCCCCTGACTTGTACTTCACCGGAGTTAGGCCAGAAACTTTGTTGGTGTTGGCCATTTCAGTTTCTCCGTTAGGTTAAAAAGGATTTGTGACTTGCTTAACTTTTCTAGTGGGCCGGTTAAACACGGCGGTCTTTACATACCTCAATGCCTTGGTGTCTGCGTCAGCAGGATGATTCGGGTCGTCGAGAATTACTTCGTCGCGGAAAATAGCTTGCATTCGACGCGCGGCTTGGGCGTCGATTTCCTGGCGGTCCTCGCGCCAGTACTCCTCGCGGAGCTTCATCAGCACGAGGTACTCGGGATGGTTGAGTTCAGTCACCGCACCAATAACACGAACGTTGGTGCCTAAGTCGGTGTTGCCAGACGAATCAACGCTTGAGGCTGTGTTGAGCTGGTTGATCGGGAGTTCGTCCATTTTGACAAACTCGTAAGCGGCTTGGAGTGCGCGTGGAACGTTGATCTCGCGGAACCAATGCAGGTGATAGCCTGGAATCTCCGGGACCTCAAGCTTGCGCTGAGGAACAGACATTGGAATGCGCTTGCGGCCATTAGGCAACAACCGTGAAAGAGGCTTCGAAACGATCGGCTCGGGCTTAGGCTCTACCGCTGGAGTCAAGTCTTCGAGGTTTGAAGTACTTGCTGGGGCGCGCGCGGGCTTCGCGGCAAGAGTTTCGAGAGTACTGGTGGTTTTCTGTTCGCTCATGAAGATTCCTTCCACTGGCCCTGTTCACGGGCATAGAATGTTTGGGCGTAGTACGCACGCCAGGCTTCGATGGTTTCGAAGGTCTTGCCTTTGCCAATCGAGATGTCGTTTTTGGCGAATTTCTCGCAAGCAGCCTTAGCTTCAGGCGGTAACTCCGCGTAGCCTTTGCCATTCGAGCTGCCACCGCCAGTGGCAGAGCTACGAGAACCAGATTCGGTTTTGTCAGCGGCTTGGCGTGCGGGCGGCCCGCCCAAGAGCTTCTCGACCTGGGTAGCAACTTCGTCGAAGAACGCGCGGCCGACAAGCGGAGAGTTAGCTTTCTTCAACTTGACAGCGACGCCATCTGCGAGTCCGTGCTTGACGGGATCGTCGATGTACCAAGGATTCTCATTTACCCAAGCATCGAACTCGGCCTTCGCGGCGGAGGCCACGGGAGTAGGCGTCACGACCGGCTTTACCACTGGAACTTTTTCAGCCTCGCGGATCGCAGCATTAGCTTCACTCAGCGCATCGGTCAACTCGACTTCCCGCGCGGTGTCGCCGGCCTTCTTGGCTTCGACCAGCCCGGCGATGATCTCGGTCTTCTTGCCTTTGACCTGATCCAAGCCCATTTTGGAGTTGAAGTTCTTGAGTTCTTGAATGGCCTGTTGACTCTCTGCGATCAGTGCGGCTTGCTCTGCGAGCTTGTGTTCGGCGGCAGAAAGCTTCGTCTCAAGCTGCGCATTGGTTTTGCGCAGAATAGGCATGATTTCTTTCTCTCTCGCCACGTAAGTTGCGGCATCAACAAATTCTTCCGGCTTGCCGCGGAACTCTTCTTTTGGCCGCCAGCCCTTGGCCCGAGCCTGGGTTTCAATATCTACTTGAGCGTTCATGATGTTTCATCCTCCATCAATGCTTCAGTAACCGGCCAGGCGTCGGCGTCGATGACGCAGAACACATCGCGGTCATTGCACATGCGATAGATCTTTTGGTCTAGCGGCCCTGTAACCATAGTCCCCGCGTAGCGGGTGATCAGAATCTTGTCACCAACAGCACATCGCGGGCTGCCTTCGTCCTTCCACGCTATCGGCCCGATTGCAATCACAATCGCTCGGGTTTCCGACAGTACCGTTCGCATTCTCACTGTTACAGGAATCTGAATGATCGACTTCTTAAACTCCGGTTCAAACGGTTCCACCAGTATCGCCACCCCCACCGGCTTTAGGCCCGAGGTGTTTCGTGGAAGCTTCGTCTCTTTCACTACTGCGTTCATCGCTAAGTCCTTCAGCTAATTGCTCATAGGTTAAGTCTAGCAAGGCATCGAGAATCTTCAGCTCGCCTAAAGCCCCCGCATTCATGATAGCGGTTTCTTGCATGCGTTCGCTTTGAAAATTGCTCCTTGCCCACTGTTCCATCAATCCTCTACGCCACTCACGCAGGAGCTGGCGCAGGGCTCGAGTTTCGAGTTGCGTCAGCCACCTGGCCCACTCCTGTTCCTGGGGAAGTTCCACTTTCGCCTCCTGCGGCAAGGCCGCTCAATGTCTGGATGCTGTTGTTAAGCATATTGTTGTGGGTTTCGAGAGCCTCGACGATAGCCTCGAAAGTCTGGAGACGAGCCTCGGTCTCTGCGGTTTTGATGCCGTGGATCAAGACGAGGGTTTCGGCCCGGAGCTTTGCTATGCGAGCCTGGACTTCGCCTCGCTCGGTTTGCAAAGTAGCAACGAGCTTCTGCCGCTCGAAGTCCAGATCCATTTGCTTGCCCTTGAGCTTTGCTTCCTCGATCTGCATCTTGGGATTCGGCAGCGGAGGAACGTTCTCTGGTCCTGGGTAGATGTCGTCGATACCTTCTTCCTGCATGGCGCGTAGCCAGCGACGTTCGACTTTGGGGCGGTCGTAACCAGGAACCTCGGCGGCAGCCTGCCGGACGGTGGAGGCTTTAGCGATTTGCATAGCGCGAGAAGTAATCCGTGGGTCGGCAACAGGAACGACTTGGTCTGGAGATGACTGATAGTCTTCGCGGCGGATAAAGTCATCTTTGTCTCCAAAGGCTTGACGGACAGGCAGGAAGCGACCATTGAGCTTGTGACGCTTCTTGAACTCTTGCTTGAACGACCGCCAAACGCGTTTGAAGATGACGGAATAAACTTGCATTCCCTGTTCGAGAGTATTGCGAGAGGTCTCGGCAGGAGTGTTCTGGCCAGGGTTCTTGCCGACCATTTGGTCCTGGGTGCCAGCGATTCGATCGGTATATTCTATCAATAAACCGATTAGCTGAAATAATACATTCGAGGGCTCTCTTACAGGGAATGGCACTAGAGACTTACGGAGGTCATCGCCGGTAGAGTCAACCCGCTTCCATTCCCAAGGAGCGAAAGTGTAAACTCCACCACGGATCTTCGCACCGCGGCCTAAGAAGCCTCCGTTTGAGGTTATCATAGTGCCGGCGTCAAATAGCTGGTTGATACCAGTGTTGACACCTTCGTTAAGCGGGCCAAGGAGAACACCAAAGCCAGTGTCGTAAATACCGCCGTCCGCCGCGGGAATGAAAGAGAACTTGGTGAAGTACTCCGTCGCGCGGATACGGATGATTTCGCCTGAATCAGTACGATCGATATCAGAATCTTCAAACCATCGAGCGACAATACGAAGAACTTTTCGAGAACGCTCTTCAATGATAACGATGTAAGGTTCGGAATAACCGTCCTGGTCGAAGTCGAATAGACAGTGCTGTTCAAGGCAGCGAAGTGGAGTGTCGAAGTCCACGGGCGGCAAGTCAAGACCTTGACGATTGTCTTGCTGAGGATTGGTGTCGACTGGGACCATAGGCGAGACGTACCATTCTTCGGTTAAGACATCTCTAAACACTTGGCTCTTGCAGCGTTCGTAGATCTCATTGCGATAGAGCGGAATAATCTGGGTCTTCCGCGAGGCGGTTTCGACAGACTTTGCCCAGTAGTCGATGACAAAATCCCTAGCCATTACCAGTTCGTCGGTGACGTAGCCAAGCTTGGAGCTGTAGCTAGTTTTGACAAAAGCTGTGCCGACGATCGAGAGATTGATAAGCAAGCGGTCGTGTTGCTCTTCCCAAGACTCGTCTTCCTCCAACACCTGCCAAGACATGTGCTTGGAGATGCGATCAGCGCGGGCTTTGATCAAGCCAGTTTTGTCTTCACCTATTCGGCGGTATTTGACGACTTCGTCGCCTTGAATAATGTTCTCGTAGCTGCGGGCGGAGAACTGCAACGAGGCAATGGTGACGAGGGGAAAGATCACGTTCGATGCCCCCGGCCAGGGGAAATTCTTTTCCTTCTGAATTTGCATGGCCAGGTCCATACCGGCTTCCATCCGGTTGACCCAATGCTGGCGAGACTTCACATCGCGGTCGTAGCCTTCCCAGACGTGGTTGCCGATAGTGTCGAGGTCCTTGGCAGTGAAACGGTCGCAGAGGTTCTTGGCCTTGGTGACCGAGGAGTCGATAGAGAGCTTGGTTTTGAGGTTGAGAGGGTTCACTAGGCGACCTGGTCTGGAGGATTCTGTCCGGTGATACTGTCAAAGAACTGCCCCCAAATCAATCGCGGCTGAATATC